AATCAGCCTTCAGTAATATCGTGCTGATAGCGTTATAAATCTCATCTTCTGTAGCATCAGCATTAGCTTTCAGAATATCAGCAGCCGCAGCATCGTAGACTTTCTTATCAATGATGTGGTCAGGATCGCCATAAGGAACAGTGTCATCAATGATTCTGCTTCTCCAGTGCGGGTCATTGTGTGCTTGGTATGCTCTGTTCAGGTAGCTGCCTTTGCCAGCTTCAAGAGTCTGAACCATGCTAATGTCTGTTATAGCTTGTGCTACAAGTCCAGCCTGTGATTCTGCGTTCTTATCGCCTCGCGCTTCCTTGATAGCCTGTTGGGCTGCCATCTCAATCTGCTTGTCTTTAGCTTCTTCAGGCAACTGTGATTCACTGATTGCCTTGGCATCAGTAAGATATTGGCTGAATGCTGCAAGACTATTAGCATTCATTGCATCAGTTGAATACTTGACTCTATCCTTGATTACATCGCGCACCTTGTCGGAGGCTGCATCAATCTCGTTACGCATCATCATTGCCACTTTCTGCAACTCAGCAGGCAGCGTAGCTTTCTCACCACGCATAAACTTCAGTACGTTATAGATAATATCGGGATGCTTTGAGAAATCATCTTTGCCATACAGTTTCTTCCACTCGTTCTGGAATGCTTGTGAAACCTTCGGAGCAATAACCCCGTTAATCTCCATGCGGATACCAAGTGCTTCATCACGAGCAGAGTAGTCAGCAGCAGTAAGCCCTCTTTCTTTTGTCAGATTACGAGCAGCAAACGACATTGCTTTGGCAGTGAATCTTCTAGCGGTAGGTTTTCTGGTGATGCTGTTGATAGCTTCTTGTGCTGCGTCTTTAGGTGACCTCATCATTAGAATGCTGTCGTTTTTTGGATCGAAACCTCCATTGTTGCCAGTAGCGGATTTAATTTGATTGGGTTTGAATGCAACCAACTCAACAAATATACCGTTATCATCTATCGCAATTACTCCATCATACCCATCTGATTTTAATTTCACTGTGTCTATAGTTTTACCGAATCCACCATGCTTGACTATGTATGGGTTTCGTAATGACAGATAAACCGGCATAACATTCCCGCCAGTATCTTGATCTCCCATCATCTCATCTGTTCCGGCATACCAACTTGATTCGTTTGGGTCTTTTGCAAAGTAAAACCCTTGCCCATACTCGCCCTGATCTGTTTGTCCAATCTGAGAAATATCGAACTCGTCAAAGCTTTCTCTTGTCCCATGATAAACAACCAATGGCTTGCCATTCTCATCAACTACTTTACTGTCTCCAAACCACTTCTTGAATGCAGCACTATCTGTTACAGCATCTTTTGATACTTTCATCGCAACAGGCTTGCCACCTGTAGGCTTAGTAGGTTTAGCACCAGACTTCAGATAATCCCTACTACGCTTCAGCAACAACTCAACATCAGCAACAGACTCAACCTTGCTGCGTCCGGTAATCTTAGACAGCGTATCTGCAAGCATCAACTTCACTCGCTTGATAACAGGAATGTTCACGTTAGACTCTGATATTCTTGCGACAATCTCAGCGCCTAGCATCGCATCGGAAGCAGCTTTGCCATAAGATTTTTCAATAGCATCCAATGACTCAGCGTAGGTTCTCCTTACTGCATCGGCAACCTTCTGAATGCCTGCATCCTTACTGTTAGCCAATGCAGATAAGACTTTTGACTTCTCCTTGCCAAGTACAGCATATACACCCTTATGCCCGACAACCTCGTGCATGGCAGCTACGATCGCTTCTCCTGCATCTCTGTTGTTAGACGCAAATACATACGCCTTATTCTGCTTTGGAAGGTATACGCCTCTCTCAGTGCCATCAGCACCGATTGCTTTAAGCTGGTTCTGCACATCTTCATCAAGGTCTGCTACAGAATCGATAACCTCAACATGGCCTTTCATATAAGGCATTGCTTTATCAATAGCCGCCTTAATTTCTGCGCTGGTTTTCTTGCCTGCTGCTTTATCAGCCTTCATCGCAAGAGGGGTATTATCACCTTTCTGAGTAGGGGCTGGCCTTTTCTCTCTGGCAATATCCCTCATTGCCTTCTCGTCAGCCTCGGCTTTTGCAATATCTTTACGCTCAATAAACGTTATAGACCTTTGTTTTGTCTTGCCGCCAAGAAGAAACTTAACGTCATCAATAGACTTTTTCAGTGATCGCTTGGCAGCATTAAACTTTTGCTTTGCCTTCCATGACAGTTCAACTTTAGGCGCTGTTCTTCTTTCTGCCATATTCCAATAGCGGTTTGACAGTGCGCGTAGCTTGGCTCTTTCCTCTGTTAGCTTCTGACTTAATTCAGGCCTAGTCTCTGCTTGGAATGACAATGCCCTTACAACTCTGCCCTGCTTAATAAGGTCAGACCTTGCATCGCTGGCCATCTTCATAAACATAGGAACTTGCGTTTCGTCTGTTATGTCGCCATCTTCATCCTTGTTCTCGCCTAACGAGAATCTTTCAGGATCAATTTCATTCTTTATGCTTGCAACAAGTTCTGGATCAGTAGACCAGCTATCCCATCTTTCCTTTTCTTTCTTTAATTCCTCAATCTTGGCAAGTACAGCTTTAGGGTCTTTAACACTAACGCCCTCTTTTGCTGCAAGCTCTGGATTCTTGGCCGCACCACTTACCGCGGCAACTCTTTGCTGAATCTCTCTCTGTCTTTTTGCGGCAACTTTAGCCATTGACTCAGCCATCTTCATAGCAGAATCATCAAAGCCAAACATATCAACAGTACCAGCACCTTCAGAGCCAATAGCCTTAACTGCCTGCATCATATTAGCGGCAACTGATATAGACTTGCCTTCTTGTAATGCCTTTATTCCTAAAGCCTGCAACCCTTCATCTTTTGGAGCTGCCTTTGCTATTTGGTAGGCTGCTTCCTCTGTGATTTGATCGTTATCAAGGGAGGCAACGAGCGCATCACTTCCTCCATCGTTGATTTCCCATGCCCTTTGCCCAAGTTTTCTGCCCAAAATTCCTTGCTGTTCGGCTGATTCCTTGGTTGTTCCTGTGTTTCTGAAGTAGGTAACATAGTCTTTCACCTTGCCTTGATTTTCTCGAATGTTAAGTATTGAGTCCAATGCCGCGGCCTGCTTTGCATCGAAACCACTAGCCTCATCATGCACCTGAGCTAATATCTCATTGGTATCAGGGTCTCTGTTTGCCAGATCAAACCTGTGCCTTCCAGATATTACCTCCAGCTTTCCGTCTTTTCTGCGCCACACCTGTATCGGGCCAACCCCTACAGGATCAAACTTTCCCTGCAAAGGCTCTACTATTCCACGCTCATTTGCACCAGACTTGAACTGTGGAATATCCTTAGACAGCGATAATTGATCTAGTGGTATTTTTGTAGGCTCAAGCGATCCGACAAATGATTCTGTTTTAATAGGCTTTGACTCAACAGGCTTATCTTCAGCAGCATCATAAGAATCTGGCGCGTTCTCCTGTGCGGCAATCTCAGCCATCATATCTTCGACTTGAATATCAAGATTCCTTGATACATCAGCATCTTTGTCGGCTTCATTAACTGCCAATTCTGCATCACTGATTGCCGCGTCAGGTACTGATTTCACCTTCTCATCAAACGCAACCTTCTTGGACTCAACAGCTTTCTTCAGTGCCAATGCTTCAGATAAAGACTGATAGGCAGCTTGGTAGCCTGGCTCACTTGGATCAAGACCAGCAACAGCCTTCATGTTCTTCTCAGCGCGAGTCATTGCATCCTTTGCAGCCTTAGCTTCAGCATCAATACCTTCTTTCTCAGCCTGCGTTTTCAGACCTTCAGCGTATTTCTGAACCTCGGTATCATGGTCAATTTCTTCCTGAGTCTTTTCAACAGGCGCAACAGTTGCCGATTCGGTCATCGGTTCGGCAGTTTGTTTTTCCTTGGCATCCATTGCTTCATTGAATGCAGCTTGGTAATCAGCGTCCGTTTCAAACTGATCTCGTGAAGGCATATCAGTAGCGGGTTGATCGCCAAAACCTTCTGGGCGGATTCCGTTTACTGTTTGGTCTGTAGTATCCTGATTTCCACCTGCGTTATATCCACCAACAGCAGAGCCAGTTACCCCTCCAGACAGAATTCCCATAACTGCGGCATCATCAACACCTTCGTCTAGCGGTCTGCCCAATGCTTGATTCTGTAATATCTGCTCGGATACAGACTGAGGTAATTCTTCTAACAAGCCCTCGGATACAAAGCCCTGAACGGCAGCTTTTGATATAGCCTTCCTAGCCATTGGATTGCTTGCAGCCCCAACCAATAAAGTATCAGCGTCAGCTATCCCGAATTGCTTGGCCAGCTTTCCTCCTAGAAGCGAGAATGCTGATGTAGCAACTCCAGTACCAGCAGCAAGGGCAGATTGCTCAGGAGTAAGTAATCTATCTTCTGTCTGCCCTCTAATCCCTTCAGCAGCAGTACCAGCACCTACAACACCCTCACCTAATGCCGATGCGACCAATCCACTCATCTTAGGAGCTAGAGCTATAGCGCCCTTGCCTATAACGCCACCTGCACCCATCGAAGGCAAAGAGCCTATAGCTGCCCCGCCTATCAAAGCAGGATTCTGTAAGGCAACTCCCATCTTATTAGCAAAGCCATCAGCAGCATTAAACTCTTTTTGAGCAAGCTGACGACCTTCTGATTGCATCCCAGATATTAAATTCTTTGCCTCTTGCGGTCTAAATCCAACATTCTCCTCAAGAAACTTACCTGTTTTTCCTCCAGTGAAAATATCAGCAACGCCAACGGCTGCCTCTGGAACTGCGACAGCACCACCTAACAGATCATAGCCAACATCAACAGTGTTCTCTAATACGTCTCGACCTACCGCCTTAGCTTCGTCAGCAAATGAATTTTTATATTCATCCTGCACTAAATCAAATGGCTGATTAGGGTCAAACCCAGATTGATTATCATCGACAAGATCAAATGGTTGATTAGGATCAAAGCCCATTACTGAGCCTCCTTCCAATTCACTCCATCAAATACATACTGCTTGCCGTTCTGTACGGCTCTCTGTCCAGCGGTAAATTGTTTCTGTCCACTTGGTGCAGCCGTTGATTGCTGCGGAGTAGTGCCAAGCAACTCATTTAGTTTGTTGTTGTACATATTCCATTCGGGAGTGCCTGGCTCTGCGTTATCCAGCCTGTCAGATAAGGCGTTTATCATTGCCGTACCTGTAGCGCCTCTTGCTTCAGATTTGCCACCAAGCTCCTCAAGAGCCTGCCTGTTTTGGAATCTCTTATCTTCCAGTGTCATCTGATTAGCAAACCTAGTAGCCTCGCCTGTTTCTTGACGACTAGCCCTAGCATCAGCAGAAGCCTCTTGCCTTTGCCATTTCTTTTCATCACGCATAAAGTCAAGCATTTCCTTGGACTGCCCCATTACCACAGTCAATCCTTCCTCTGAAGCATCTTCAGGTATCATGCCTCTGATCTTTTCAGGCTGACTATTGCGGTATGACTCCCATATCTTCTGACGTTTAGCAGGGTCTTTCTCATTTAGCGCCATATATGCCATAGAGCCGCGTTCATCAATCATGCCTTGCATTGCAGCCCTTTGCTCTGCGTTAGCCTGCCTCATATTCTGCGATAGCTGTGCGTACATCTGAGGGCTTACAATGCCAACCTTACCAGCGGCAACTTCACGACCTGCATCATCAGAAGCAGCAGCATATTCAGTCATGGCATTACGAACTTCTTGCCTATCAGACATCTCATTATCGAATTGCTGGCTTTTCATGGCATTGTTCTGTAGAGCAAAGCCCATATTCATACCGCGCCCTACAGCTCCGGCAGCAGGGGCTTCATATTTCAATATCTCAGCCATAAATACCTCTTATCAATAATTAATCTGTGATCCATCTGCATTGAATGTATTTACAGCAGGCTGAACAGTAGAACTTGCGGTTGCAGAGCCTCCGCTATTTGTATTCCTGTTGTTAAGCCCTTTCATAAAGTAACTCGTTCCTGCACCCATAAGGTTACCACCAGACTCGGCTTGCTGATTGGCTAACGCCATATTGCCCTGCCCTATCATTCCTTGGTATCCCATCTGTGCGTCCATGGATGTCTGAGTTGCGCCTGTTCTAGCATTGAATAGATTTTGCCTAGCGTTATTCAATGAATTAGCGGCATTGAGTCCACCATTAGATAGATTCGCCATCATCGTGTAATTATTTTTTAGCCTTTCGGCATTCATGTTGTACTCAGTAGCAGCACGATTAAAGGTATTTCCGTACTCTTGGCTGCCCATTTCCTGACCATAAGTAAGCAATGCTTTCTGTTGCTGACCACTGAGCATCTTGCCTCTAGCAGCAGCTCCTCTTTCCATTGCTCGCTCGCCTTGATCTACCCTGAATTTATAGCCAGGGTCTTTCTCGAAAGCAGCATAATCAAAATGGAACTTGCCAGGGTCATAAGCACCACTCTCAATTCCTGCCGATAGCTTTCCAATGGCTTCTTTTCCAGCGTCATACCATGGCTGAATGTTGGCTTTTTGGTCTGCATAGGTAGCAGCGCCTTCAACTCGCATAGCTTCAGCGCCTTTCTCGGCCTCTTTAGCTTGCGCTCCAGCAGCCTTCTTGCCAGCAGCAGCAGATTTCTTCTGCCCTTGTTGTTGCATTACTCCACCAACTACCGCAGCAGCGACACCCCATGGCATAATAAACCCCCGTTACGAATAGACGACTTGTCGCCTAGATACAATCATCTCAAGTGCAACCTTCTTGCACTCGTCAATACTTAAAGCCTTGTGTTCCTTAGTGCCAGCACCAGGATGGAACTGCATTGAACACACCGATGCAAAATACATATCGAATGCAATTACCTCATCTTCTGCTAAACTACCTTCGGCAATCACTTATTGACCTCTCGAATGTTTTAATACATACAATCATGGCGATTCTATCACGATTGCTGTTATTTTCCACCCAATGATTGACATCGTTGTTGAATTGCCATATATCCCCTGCCTCTGGCTCAATCACTTGGTCATCCCAGCAGAAGATAGCTCCTTTGTCATTCTGGATAGGAACAAAGAACTTGTCGTAATAGCCTGCGTGCCACCCTCTATCAATGTGAGGCAGTATCTTCCCGCCTGCTTTCAGCTTGGTTACCAGTACACCACCAAGCCTTTCACCACTTACTGCCGCCATCAGGTCAAACACGATAGGCAGAACTTCAGGGATTCGCTCTATGATTGGATACCAGACAGACTCATGGCTGTCATTGAAGTGTTCACCAAGGTTATCTATGTGGTTATATCTAACCCATATATCATTCATATCAGAGTGAACGTCTGTGGTGTACTTCCTTGATCCATGAAGCCCATACAAGGAGTCATCCTGTAGCCTTACAGCTAGATCATGCACATCAGTCTTGAACAGGTATCGAGCGTTCATTACCATTTGTCCGTAGGTGTTGTTTCAGTGAAAGCACCTGATAGTGCAACACCACCAGCGCCAGAAGTTCCTTGAGCTGCGCTGCTTATTTTGTTTATTTTATTTGCAACAATCGTTCCGGTTGCAGCATCAGGAGCGCCTGAAATGTAATACCTAAATGTGTTTGCTGTAACGGTGTTTATAACAACTGCAAGATTATAGGCATCAGGAGAAGCGCCACTGATAACTACACAGTCTCCCGCTGAAAGTCCATGTGCCGGAGCTGTTACAACAGCAACCTCATCTGTCCTTACTATTGACGTGACAGCTATATCTGCACCTGTTACATAATCACTAAACAAGCCTAACGAGTCTGGAATAATAACACTTCCGTCAACTGCAACATTTGGCATAATTCCAGCAGCATTTAGCTTGTCTGCATATAAAGAAGAAAATGGCTTCAATGAAGTGCCAGCACCATATAAATCAGCTATTGAAATAGAGGTCATTGTGCCAGATATAAAATTGCCAACCGATACGGCCAAAAGATTATCGGTCATCGTATCAATAGCAAAAGCACAATTCATTGACAACCCATCACGATTGGATGATGAAGATGGTATTGTCAATGTGCAACTAGCCAACGCATTCCCGCCAACCCCTAATTTATATTTAGCCATTGCTACAAAATATATTCCCCTCTTTAATGTAAACGAAGGAACGTCTGGGCTTGATGTTGGAAATCCCCAAGACAAAGTGCTGCTATTTATTGTTGGTACAGTATCTTGATTCTTGATGTATGAAGGCCATCCTGTTGTTCTATCAACGCTTGAAAGTACATCTGATGACCATATCAAAGCATTAGGAAACCGCATAGGCATCCTTCTTTTTGTTCCAATATCACGATAAGACTCAGAACTTAATTCAACTTCTGCCGTTACTATTCCTGCACTATATATTGCAAACTGCACTTCACACGAACTAGCAATAAGATCATTAGTAAATGTATTGCTTCCTATATATAGCCTATTGACGGTTATATCCTTATCGATAGAGAAGATATTAAACAATTTGGAATTGCCATTTGTAACAGTAGGCTGCGATGTTATATTTGTTGATGTTATTGTTGGTCTTGAGTTTGGGATATATATAGATGGAGTTAGCTTATATAACTCACCATTTACAGTTGCCTCAGTGCCAAGAGTCATCATCCTAGAATCATTTATCTTGGTATTGTGGAAGCTCTGATAAGGCCATCTGTGCCAATCACTCTGATGGTCTGCCATCCTTTGTATATCTTCCTGCCGTACAGCAGAAAGAGCGGCAATGAACTCCTGTATCTTCTCATTCAGCAAGGCATAGTTTATATCTACACCATCAACAATGTCTTGAAGGTTTATAACAACATCACCCGTCATTCCATTAACGGAAGTAACGGGAAACTTGACAGTCTTTTTGCCTTGCTGCAACGAATTATTCAGATACCGTACAAGATAATCCGATGGTGTACCATCATCATTTATAATCTTTTCTTGTACAAGAAACGGTTCAATGTTCTCACTCAAGGGAAACCCCCGCCCATACCGAAGGCTTACGGCTAACAGTCCTGAACTTGAACGACCTTCTATAAGTCATGCCCAACTTGTTCCATCTGTACTTGCCTTCTGGCCCATTAGGAGAAGCAGCAACTTCATTCGACCATGTCTTGCCATCATCATCCGTATATGACATTAAAACCTCCCTGTCATTTCTTAGAATCATCAATTCCTCTGGAGTCATATCAATAGGCAACTTGGCAACATTGGGAGGATTGAAATACTGAATAATCATCTCAAGTGCTGAAACCCTCAGTCTATTACCCGATGACGATATACTTGGCGTTATGCAATACCTCTCAACAGGAACTCCATTATCTTCGCCAGAATCAGGATTAAGCCTATACACAGAGCCATCAGCACCGCCAACGTAAGTATCAGCGCCCAACGTAAACATGCTTTGAAATACTCCGGCAGAGCTTTCACGAAAGTGCCAAGACCCTGATGACATATCATAAAACAACATGATCCCTTCTGATGGAAGCATAAGCGCTATAAAGTCATGCCCTTCCTGAGAGTAATTAACCATGAAGGCATTGGAGCAATCTGAGTTACCCAGCATATACTCAATGGCGTGAGTTGATATTCTCTGTGGAACATAACCAGTAGCAAGATAGATTATTTTGTCATCCCCCAACCAACAGACACCATTCACGCTATAAGTAAACGACCACTTGTTAAAGCAGCCAATATCAATATAGGCCGATTGGTTCGGGTTAAATGGGAAGTCCTCACCGGATGAATACCATACCTCGGTAGACTTCTCTCCCAAGATATAAAGCTGCCTCTTTAGCAAAGCTATACCTTGAATGTTATCAGGCGAACCTTCAGCAGCAGCAAAGTCTATTGGATTGAATACAGTACTGTAATTGCCGGACACAGCAAACTGATTGCTGTTGTTGTATGAAACAATGAAGTAGCTATCAACGAACACAACAGTATTGCTTCTAGGAATATCGACCTCTGATATTTTACCCTCGGCAATGTCATAGGCATAAGCCTTGTACCCATCGACAATCATTATCGATAGACCATTGGTAGCTATTGATACGCGACCAACAAGAGAAACGCTTGCCTTGCGGATATACCTAGAGCCTTTGATCTGATAGAAGCCTTCGCGAGTAGCAAAGAAAGAACCTAACGCATTCTCAATTCCACCAACGATACCGCCTTCATTCTCTATCTTGAATAGAAGATCAAGCCCTGGAGTCGAAATAAGACCAACAGGATTCTCACTCTCTGACGAGTTTTTCTCTGGGTATACGTTTACAAGTTTAGAGAGCGAGGATACTTTTGATCGGCCAGCGTCAGAAGTCAAGGCCATTGGAATGGAGTGCATTGATTCCCCCAATTACTAGGTCTATTGGTATCGGTAAACCGAAGGTTTCTTGACTTGGCATTCTGGCTTTTGATCTGATTCCTAGAAGTAGCCGCCTCTTTCATTATTGACTGAACAACGACAGGATTATTTTGCGGGTACTCAGATAGCAAAGCCTCTGTAAGATTCCACATAATCATTGACTGATAGCCAGCAGGAAACTCTGTTTCTTCAGTAAGACTCAACTGCGTAGCGTATGGCGCAACACGCACCGATGTAGAATCAGTGTCATTGCCTACGCCAGTGAATGACGCATCAAACTGGAATAGCCCATAGATACTGACAATGTCGCCCTCTAACAGCATTGCATCGAATGTAATCTGTTGGGCAGGGTAAGATTTATTGTACAGGTATGTTCTTGGATACTGTTTCAGATCAGCATAGTCAGATATATTGTTGAAAGAATCAATCCCGTCAAAAGGGGATACTTCGTATATAACTCCACCACTGTTTACCTTGACAGAGTTTATTTCAATAGGAGGCGAACAATCAAAATCACCACCAGAGCCAACTGTAAAATCACGCTTACTTTCCGTTAAAGTGCAGTTCACTGTCTGATAGAAAGGTATCAGTAGCTTCTGTCTGTTAAATGAATCAAGTAAAAACCATAGCGCATCCAGCGCATCTTTCATATCGTCCACTTGAACAGGCATCTGCCTGTTTACTACCCCCAACTTACGAAGTGCAAACGTGCAAATCTGTTGAGCCGTAGCAGCAGGCATAGCCATATCAATTCACCTATTAAGCGTAAGCAATTATCTCATAACTAGCAGAAGCGCCTGAAGCGTCATTCTGAATGTATATCCGATCTATTGCTCTTGCTGTAGTTGGAGATACAGTACAAGCGTACATCAGCCAACCTTTAGCGCCCATATCACCAGCAACACCAGACAGCTTAAATCCAGCAGCAGATAAAGCAGGATCAACTTGAGGAGCCCCGCTATCATACATTGAAACAAACACAGTACCGCTTGTTGCTCGAATCATAACAAATTCGGCATTGAACGGAATTGTGTGCGTAATGGTTGCATTGTTAGCAATATCGGCAATCTTTGAGAAAGCCTGTGTATATGTTTCAGCAGTAATCTTCAAAGGAGAGGATGTAGATGAACTAAATGTATTCCCTGAATCAGAAAGGTTTAATGTAGCGGTGTAGGTAGCCATGTCATTTCCTCACTGATACGCAATAATTTCTGTTGTCAAAGCTACTGACTCTGTAATAACGAAGTCGTCAATAGGCTGACCAGTTTGACACGACAGGATAACATACCCGCCAGTTGAATCTATGTTTGTTACATCAGTCCCAAAATTAACAGTACCCGAACCAGCAATAGCACGAATCATAACAAACTTAGGGTCTGTCATTGTTGTGCCAAGATCAATAGTCGCAGTGCCAGTAATCAACTGATAGGAGGATTCTGTATATGTAAGCGTCATTGTTACAGGTGTGGCAGTAGACGAGCTATAAGTAGCTGCACTATCTGTCAATGTAACCTTAGCCGTTAATGTAGCCATGATGTACCTCCAGAAATAATAAGGGGGATGGGATCACCACCCCCCGTTACCGTTAGGACAATGCCGCGCCAAGTACGCGCATACCCATTTCTGGATAAGTAACGTCAGTGCCAAACAAGCTATCGAAACGCATAATGCTGCGATAGTTCTGGATGTCACCTGCCTTACTGCAAGTCATAGAGAAGCCACCATGTGACTGCTTACCACCAGCGAAACCGTAAGGTGATTCAACATCAACCTGTACGAAGCTGAAGCAAGACTTATGGAAAATCAAGTCTTGAGTGTAAGTCAGACCAGCAGTACCGCGAGCAGTAACAACTGCATTATCAACAGGTACTCTTGTTACATTCTGATAAGCTGCCAGGCTAACGCTGTTGCCAGTGTTAGGATCAGTAGTCGTCAAAGTGCCATCGTTCATGCAAGGCGATACAACAATAGCAAGTTCGCCACCAGAAGCAGTTCCGTCCTGTACAACAGTGAAATCCTGACGGAATCCAGTATCCTGATAGTTCATCTGATTTACTGAATTAACAGTTGATGCTGCAGCAGCAACCGAACCGGCAATTGTAATCAAGTCGCCCTTCTTAACTGTTCCAGTAGTAGCACCACCATCCATAGTAATAGTAGTGGTGTTGGCAGCAGGGTCATGGGTAAATGTTGTGCCCTTAACCAAGGTTGAGCCATTCCAGAAAGTACCGAATGTATGGTTAGGCATATTGGCAGTTGTCAAAGTAGTCATGCCAGCAACAGGATATGCCAGTTGACCTTTAACAAATGACTTCATAGCCATTTCAGGGTTGTAGATAGCTGAAGTGCTTGGAGTAATGATCCCGTTCTGAATAGCTGCATCAGTAGTAGGGTTCAAGCCCAGTGTGTACATATCATCTTCAGGCGTACCGATAGCTCTCAACTTGGCACGAGCATTCGTGAACACGGCAGCAGTAGCAGGCTGAGTACCACCGTTACCTGCACAGTTAGCAATCTTCCAGTAGTTGTCTACAATGCTCTTGTCCATGTAGTTTGCCATGGTGCGAACACGAGGCAGGATGTGGCGAGAGTCAAGGTCGGCAATATCTAACGCATAGTCACGCTGGCTGAAATCAAACGCTTGCTGCGCCCATCCACGAAGGATGATAGAGCGAGTTTGTTCAACCAATGGCTGAAGCTGTAAGCTCATGCCAGTAGTGTTCTGTGCGCGAACAGGCAAGCGATACTGTACTGACTCGCCTACTTTCTTAAACTCGGCCTGATAGTCGCGGTTTACGCGCTGAACTATTCCGAGGCTGTTAATCATCTGTGCAAGACCGCGCTTGCCGATAATGTCATCTGTTAAAATACGATTAGCCATGATGTGTTACTCCAATGTCAAAATGCGCTTACATTACGTCCTGCGTTCATGTGATCTTCAATACTCCAAGACTCCAGTGAAGCCTTCTTTCCTGATCCACCACCTACAGGGTTAATAACTGAAACGCCTGGTTTACGGGTTCGGTTTGTATTCATTACGTTCTGACTTTCATCAGAAACGCTAGCAGTCGATAAGCTCTTAGCAAACTCATCCAATGCAAGCCCACGTTTCACAGGTGAAATCTTGGTTACGATCCTTGCTAACGCCTTCTCATCCTTAGCCAGTGCATACATAACCTCTGCGCCGTTCTCAAGATCAGCAAACATTGCTAGCATCTCTCTGTCATACGGAAGTTTATTATCCGTAACGACTTCTGCCCAATCTTCAGGTGCATCATCCCATTCATCATGCTGTTCATAGATTGCAGCTTTCGCTCTCTCTAATACAACATCAACAGTCTTAGCACCCTTACTCTGTTCATCGTGCTTCTTTAGGGCTTTGTCGAAATCTTCCTCATTCTCATAATCAAGAATGTCAGGCTTTTCCGCTTTGCCCCTGAGTTCAGCCAATTCCGCTGCGAGTATTGCGTTCTGCTCTTTAAGCTGCCGCTTCTGCTCGCGTAGTTTGTATGCTTTGTCCTGTAGCTTTTGGGTAATATCCTTACCGGAGTCACCTTCATCGCTATCTGAATGTTCTTCTGCCTTAACCTTATCTACTTCAACAGTCTGGCCTTCATCGCCATCAGTATCAGCAGGTGGATTAGCAGCATCCATGGCCTCAACCATCAAATCTATTGCGTCTTTTGTTTCACTCATACTAGCTCACCGCCGTAATACCCATGAAGCGCATGGTCGCTTTTGACATAAGCCCATCAACGATGGTTTTATGATCTATGTGGATTGTACCTATTGTAATGTAATTGTCAATAGATTAAGCAACCCCTGAATTGGTTTCCTTGATATATTCCGCTATAGCCTGAGCTACCATCTGCCTTACCTGATTCTCCAAGTCTGCACTTGCCTGACCTGAAACAACTTCTGCTTGAGCTTGCTGTGCCTGTTGTGCAGCTTTCTCTGCCTCTGCACCTGCCCTTGCTGCTTTAGCTTGCTCTTTCGCTGCTTCATCGGCTGTGATCTGCGCTTGTAGTTGCATTTCAGGAGTCGGAGGAGGAGGCTCTATACCTTGTGACTGAGCATTGATCTCATTCATCTCGATAGGAGACAGTACGCCAGGCATTGTTGTGGCCACCCAACGCTTCAATCTTTCGGAGAACTGTCTAGCCCCAGGCCAATCCATGTTAATCGCCATGATGTCGCCAGCAATCTGCATTATTTGTGGGTTGGTCTGAGCCATCTCCATAAGACTGTTGACAGCTTCAATCCGCAGTGTGTTATAAGCAGGGCCAGCGTCAACATAGGTATCGTAATCGCCTGTAGTGATGTCGTTCTCGATTTCAATTCGCTTTCCACCTTCATCCTCAACAGCAACAGGGCGGTTGATTTCAACGAAGTCTGTAGTTTCATCAGGAAGGAACAAGCGTATCTTCTGAGTGTCTGTGAATATGGCTTTAATTCCTTCAAGAGTAAGCCTGCCCAAGCGCTTAACAGACTCATTCCTGTGGTGAACATAGACGTAAGTGCCAATGTCAGTCTGTCTTTCTCTCGCAAGAATTGCCTTACCCGATACTTCACCTGACAGGTTTCCTATAGCTGAGTCATATAATCCGATACACGCCTTCATGTCCTGAACTGAAGATATGTACTGCTGCATCTCTGCTGCTGCAATCTGTGTCGGCTGTTCCCTTACTGGTCTGCCAGTAGGGTTAAGCGGATCAATGTCATAGATAAGTACATCAGTTGGAGCTGTATTGGCGTTTGTCCAATCATCGCGCCTGGATTCAACCTGTGCAGCACTCGCTGTCCATTTAGTCTTGGGCTGCAATGCGACCTGTTCAGTCATCATCGTACGCCAATAAGCAGCTTCCCTCTGTGCATCCATTGCATGAACAATCAGAGACTCAAAGTTACGACCGCTATGGGAAAGTGATTCACGGCCAACCATGCAGATAAGCGGGATTTCTGAGAATGGCAATTCAATTCCATCAACGCCACCCTCAAGAATGTCTGACTCAGTAACCTTGCGCCATACAACCTTGTATCTGGTTGACTTGCGCTCTTGAACAATCATCTCTTTAGGAGGCTTGGCATCATCAGAATCATCAACTTCTGCAATAGTACCATCGGCCAAACGGTACAAAGTCATCGGAACAGCTACACGTTCGATATACTCTGCCACCGTAATCATTTCAGTGGTGTACCAGAGGCGACCCGCATACTCACGCTGACTAATAGAAGCAGGAGAGGCATCAGGCCATCTAGCTTCAAACTCTTTCCTCGGAATCTGCTCGAATACCCAGCCAAACCTAGCATCCGAGAAGTCAGGCTCAAGACCTGTCATATCAAGGATAGCGTTGGTGAAGTCTGTTACACCGGATATTTTTAGATCAAGATCAAAACTACTGTCATCCTTATAGCAAGGATAGACACGAAGCCAACCAACACCGCCATGAACCATCTGAACTGAAGCGCGGTCATACCAAAGTGTCGCATTCGACCTTTGCTCTATCCCCTTCACAATTGAGGAATAGATTTCCGTCATCTCATATTCAGCTAGAGTCTTTTCCCCTATCGCCTTGCCTGCCACATTCGGAGTGGTAGACCTGAACTTGATAGCAGGTAGATTCTGACGCATATCGCCCAATACCCTTTCGGTGTATTGAGTGAGTTGGTTGACTTCGATAACCGGACGACCTTCAGCAATTCTCTGCGCCTTAACATCAGGGCGAAAGATATTGCCTGCAATCATGTCGCAGCATTCTAGCCCCTTGCGGTAAATCCTATCCCAATCCGACCAGCAGTTGTCAAGCCGCTCCTTCATCTCTGAAAGAACGGCCTGCTCATCTTCGGCAGAGTAGGTGTTTACTGCTTGGCTTGCAGTGGACTCAACGTCCATCAATCACCTACTTATGCAGTGTAGCTTGCATCGAAGTTTGCGCCAGTCATGAAGCCGTTGTTGCCATCAGCAGACAGAGTAACGTAGTCTGAAGTGGTGAAAGTAGTATCTTCCG